GACTGTGGCACCGTCAACAAGACGGAAGCCACCAATGAGATCATCTTCATCAGTTTCAATAGTAATGTTTACACGAATCAGTTCACGTTTGAGTTGAGCACACGCTTGCTCCACACTGAACGTTTTACCGTTACCCGAAAGGCCCGTAATGAACGTAGGATAGAAGAGACGGGACTGAATAATTTTTTTAATATCACCAAAGTTACCAAACTTGACGAAGGTATCATCTTTTGCAGGAATAAGGTTTTGCTCTACAGGAGGAACTACAGCGGGTGCTTGGAAGGTACGTTCGATTTCTTCCACCTTTTGTTTTGTCACTTCAAGATTCCATTTACCACGGCCAACTTTGTAGTCATCAATCTTCTTGGTTACAGTTTGATAGTTAGAATCATTAATATTACACCACGCTTTAATGTCAGCACTGGTAATGTTGTTACCATAAAGTGCTTGAAGAGAAGTGCGGATATAATCAGAAGAAAGTGCCATGCGTGTTTCGTTTGAACTTCTTTATTATAGAGCAAAAAGGGGGGCTCTCGCCCCCCCTCATGTCACTTCCCAGACTGTCCATACTTGTATCGCATAGCTTGTAGTAAATATGCTTGCGATAATGATTTTGCTCCTTCTTTGAGAATTTGCAATACTTTAGGATCCTTTTCTGATGCGATTGCGATTTCTTTCCAGTTTTCTTTCATGCTACTAGAGAAATGAATTCACCAAGAACTTTCTTATTTAGTTTCTTGGTTTTGAGAGATTTGACAAATGCGGATTTGATTTGAGACTTGGTAGCATCCTCAGCAACTTCAAACTCAGTATCTTGAGCCAATGCAGTCGCGGACAATCCAAAGTATGCATCATATCCAGAGTTGGTAATAGTAAAACTCCTAAGTTTCCTCCAGTCACTCTGAATTTTATCATACTGCTTATCCTCCTGAGAATGATAAAGTTGAATGAACCGATTAGCATTTCGACTTTCAAGAACTCGAATACCAATAAAGTTCATATAGGGAAAATTATCCTTCAGATTCTTGAGAAGAGTATCAGTAAATTCATGATACCCATAACCAACACTATAAGTTGTTCCAAGTTTACGATCGCGAAGGAAAGACTTTCCAGGAATCAACCTGCGGCAGCCGATGTAACTTTGTTTTTCCCAATGGCGGTTTACTTCTGCATGATAGGGAATTTGATTTGCTTCACCATCAGTCAGAATAATGCACTGAACTTTCTGAAGTTTGTTTTCCTTTTGAAACTTTGGAAGAATCTGATGAAGAGAAATCACTGCTTCATTCAAGGGAGTTCCAGAAAGAGACATACGGTTAGAATAAGTATACAAACAACGATAGGTGTTCGCAAAACAAACAGCAAGACGCCAAATATTGAGCATTTGATTTTCAAGTTCTTTACCAGAAACTTTACTGGTAAGAATGTTCATCATAGAAAACATTTCTTCAACGTTAAGCAATCCTTCTTTTTTCGTATAATGAGGAGTTACTTCTACGGCAAGATGCTTACCAGTTTCATAATCAAATTCACTGCGACGCCATTCACCAGTAAAAGCATAAACTTCAAAAGGAATAGAAACTTTCTTGCAGAACCAAACAAGATTAAAAAGTTGCTTGCAGGTATCAGGCATCACCTCAGACATTGAGCCGCTCCAGTCAAGAACAAATACCAATCCATGATTTTTACCATCAGCAAGAGTGGTGACTTTCTTGAACAAGTCTTCATTATATTTGTAGGTATGGAGTTTGGTACAGTCCAGGACACCAGTGCGAGCAGTAGTGGCACGGGCATAAGAATCTGCTGCCTTCTTACATTCAAACTCTTTTACCAGATAGTTGACTTCTTTCTGAGCAGACTTCTTGAACTTGTAGAACTCAATATCAACTTGATTAAAAAGATTTAGAGCGGGAAATCCTTTCTCTTCAGCATGTTTCTTATGATTTTTTTCTTGATGCAAGAAAGAATTATTAATCTCTTTATGCACGTCAGCGTTTTTAGCAATAATAGTATCAAGATTCACTTGAGGAATCTCAACATAAACGTTATCACAACCTTCGCTGTTCACAAGATCACGAAGTTTTTCTTCCAAGGAATCAGCAGTACGAACTTCAGGCTCACCACTGTTTCCAGCAGAACTTGAGGGAATTCCATCATTATTAGAAGCACCACTATCACCCTCAGAATCTTGAGGAGATGACTTATCACTCTCACCCTCTTCTTCTGAAGAGGAGCTATTACTATCTACAAGTTCGCTAGCAGGAGATTGAGAATCTCCTTGTTGTTCTTGAGAATCAATATCATCGACTTTCTCTTCATTCTCTTTTTGTTGCTTACAAAACCTATAAAGTTGTTCAGCAACAATCAAAACGTCAGCAAACGTTTCAGTTTCAGCAATCATATTGATAATTTCCATTTCTTCACCACGCTCAATGGGAATGTCAACATGACTGCCAATCTTAAACCAAAGATTAGCTCTATCAGCAAGATTCATTTTAGAGATATCTTCACCCTCAAGGGAAAAGAAATCAGAATCACTAAGTTCTTTATATCCATTGAAAAATGACTTTGCAAGTCCCATATACTTGCGCTTCATCAACTTCTCAACGCGAGCATCTTCTACAATATTCACAAACTGAGGAGGAACTTTCACTTCCTCCAACCAATTCTCATCAGGTGTAAACAATGCATGTCCAACTTCGTGTCCAACCAACAAATCATACACAACATTACTTGCTTTCTCCCACAGAGGAAGAGTCAGCACACGAGTATGAACATTGAATTGAGCCGTCTCAACCCTACGGTGTTCAACCACCAAATCTTCAGTAGCAAGCAGTTTGGCGAGTTGAGATTTGATTTCGTGTTGAACAGACATGATTCTCGTTTCGTATGAAGCCACAATACGACGAAACCGCCCCATTGGAGCGGTTCATGTGACGCTTTTTAAAGTGGCGTAATGCTTCTCGCCTTGCTCTCATTGCCTGAGGTTTAAGGCGACGTTTCTGTTCCTTCTTACTGTGATGTTGCCAGTTCGGGGTAGAGTTTGCCAATGTCCTGACGATAGAGTTGCCTTATATTATCTATGAGAGCAGGTGTCTTGTCAAGCTTGTTACCTTCATTTCTTTTTGTGTATACCAGTTCTTGATTCATTGATACTTCTATTTCTAATATCTGACTCAGCCATTCTGAAAAATCATTTCCAAATCCAGATTCAAACTTCCAAACATGAGTTTTATCTGATAGAAAATCAACTTGATTTCTAAACCAATTTCTTGATTCCTCTAAAGGATAGTTTTCAATCATAGAAAAGAACTGCATAGGATCTTCCATCAATTCTTGGATATCATTCCCATATAAGTGAGTGAGAAAGAATGAAGAAGATATGAATCTTTCTATTGGATTTCTAATAATAGAAACGTGAGGTATGTTCTTTACATCTAAGTACTGTTGATAATACTCTCTATGAAAGTGAGCAACTTCAATACCATTAATGCTCTGATACATGTTAGAGACGTTTACTTTATCGTCCCATATCCAACCTTGAGATTCTAGGTTTCTTTCAATAAATCTTCCAGCAGTTCTTGGAATATGAATAAAGAAAAATCTTTTTCCCGTTTCAACATGTTTAAATGTTGCCATCAAACTGCCATGCGGGAAAATCCTTTAATTTTCTCAAATCTGATACACTGATCGAATCTGTCTTCCATCCCTTGCTTGTGAGAGATGACAAATACATTTGCATCTTTGATAACGAAGCGGATGATTTTGAGAAACTCTTCTGTCCCAAAGCCATCGAGTGATGAATCAAATACCTCATCCATGATTAAAAGATTTGTATTGACTGAGTTCTTCATTCTCGCAACTTCTCTCCAAGTGAAAAGAAGTGCTAAGTCAATTCTCATCTTCTCTCCTTCACTAAAGGAAGCATAGGAGAAATCTTCATGGATAGGAGACTGGACGGTTTCGTTAAATTCCTCATCAAGTGTGAAGTTAATATAGAAATCCATCATCTGAAGATAACGGTTAACTTGCTGATTTATCAGCGGTAGATACTTCTTAATGATTTTGGATTTTACTCCACCGTCTTTAAGCAAACTATACGAAAAATCGTAGTAGTTGATTGTGTCTTTTTTAGAAGCGAGCTCGTCGTATGTAGTTTTTAAGTTTTTATTGAAGGATTCTAACTTCTCATGTTCAGAATTTCGGTTTGCAAGGTTCTCGGTAAGAACTTGAATTTCATGTTCAATATCTCTGATTTGTCTCTGACATCCAGAAATCTTGATATTGTTTTGAGAAATGCCATTAGTTAGTTTTGAAATCTCCTTCGATAGAGCAGTGAATTGACGCTCTCGCTCTTCTTCCTCTTTAATTGCCTCCTCCAGTTCTTTGTAACCAGATTGCAACTCCTTTGCTTTATCTTGAGCGTCCTTAATTCTATTTATTCTGAACTCCTCTTCAATGGACTGTGTGCAAGTAGGGCATACCGTATTCTCAGTAAAGAACTTATGCTCTTTAGTAATTGTAGATACTTTCTGAGAAATCTTACCCTTAAGGTTTCCCAACTTACGAAGTTTCTCTGTGGCTCCAATATGATTTTCTAGTTGTTTTTCTAATAAATTCACTTTATTAGAAATCTCAATATTTTCATTGATAGTATTGTTTTCTTCTGCAAGAAGTTTTTGAATACTAGTTTCTTTGTCTTTGATATTTTCTTTACCACGATTCTCAAGTTCTTCAATGAAGTTCTTCTGCATTTGAACTTTATCTAGAAGAGATTCTTTTTTAAGTTCGTAAACTTTAATGTCTTCTTTGATTGCACGAATCTTGTCTTTGATTACAGAATTCATTGAAGAGAAGATTTTGATATCAAGCAAATCTTCAATCACTTCTCTACGATTAGCTGCAGTTAGTTGCATAAAAGGAACAAACGTGCTGCTACCCAGAATAACAATCTGAGTGAATGACTTGTAATTCATTTTGAGAACATTCTGCTCCAACCACTTCTGTTGATCTAGAGCAGCGGAAGCTTGATCCAGAAGAGAACCATCTCGCCATACTTCAAAAATATTTGGTTTGATTCCCCTTACAACTTTCCATTGAGTTCCACCAATAGAAAATTCAACTTCAACTCTGCAGTCCTTTTCATTTACAGAGTTAATCAGTTGAGGTTTATTGATTTTACGAAAAGGCTTACCAAACAAAGAAAACGTAAGAGCATCAAGAACGGTTGACTTACCAGCACCGTTCGTACCAATGATTAAGTTTGTATTGTGTTTGGTAAAGTCTAGTTCAGTAAACTGTTGTCCTGTACTAAGAAAATTTTTCCAACGAATCTTTTCAAATAAAATCATGTTTAGTTCTAGGAGGAATTACAAAGTCATTTTTGGTAATGATAGCATATCTATAATCACTCATCTCGCATGTCTTTATCATTATCTCATCTTCAATCTCAATCACATGCATTTCTGGACTTCCGTCTTCTTCCAACATCATGGCAAATCTAACAGCATCATCTTCCTCTTCAAAGAGATAAAGGATTTGTTCTCCCTCTTCATTCTTTACGGAATATGCGCCTTCAGTTTCTTTTCCATGAATTGTTAGAATAAACATTACACTAGTTCACAAGCTTCTTGATATATCTCCTGCATCATTCGCTGAACAACTGATTTATCAAGATTAATTTCTGCCTCCTGAATATATCTATTCAAGATAGAAAGGGTGTCTTCTGACTCAAATGCTTCAAACTCTTCAGATTCTTCAATTACAAAATTTTCTACAACCTTTAAGTCAGAAACGTTAGAAGCATAAAGTTTATCAATGAACTTTTCAAATTGCTTGGTATCAGTTTTTTTACGAACAATAACCTTTACAATCTTGTTCTCATACTCCCTAGTATCAAATGTTTGGTGGTTTGTATCTTCATAGTAGATACTATAAAACATTCTATAAGGATTATTGATTGGAGTGTGTTCTAGAGTTTCAGTGTCGAAGATATGAAAACCTCTTTTATCATTCAAGTCATTCCAGAACAGTTCATATGGATTTCCTAGATAAAAGATTCTTCCGTTGTCCGATCGAGTGTGATAGTGTCCCGAGAAGACATGACTGAACTTCTCAAATAGTTTGCTCTCCATACCGTGTTCCATGACGATACTTTTATTAACTCTAAATCCTTGTAGCTCAAGGTGCCCCATCGCACAAATGCTAGATGTAGTTTTAATAGATGAGATAGTAGTTTCATAATTTTCTTGATTAATCCAGGGTATAAAAAGAACTTTAAGTTTATCTAATGTGACTTCAGTTGGTTCGGAATATACGGTTACATTGTCATATTCACGTAGAAGTAAATCTACAGCATTTACTTCATTTGTATTTTTATAATATGCAGTATGATTTCCAACAATGGTATGAACAGTTACTCCCATTGCTTGGAGTCTATCGTAATAATTATTCTTTGCCCAAGAAAGTGCTGAGAAATCAATACCTTTGCGACTGTCAAAGGTATCACCCATATCAATTACAGTTGTGATACCTTCTTCCTTTAATGTAGGAAAGAATACATTCTCATAAAACTTCAGAAAGTAATCATGAAAAAGTTTGGAATTCTTTCTTGCACCGAAATGCTGATCGGTAATAATTGCAACTTTCATTAACCGCGCAGTTTTGAATGAACATTGTCCTTAATACTATTGTAGTCGGAATAGTTAGAGCCGTCAAGTGTATTGCTGTCATCAAACACTTCACTGAATCCTGACTTTTCAAGGATTTTGTTCTTGATTTCTAACTGACGCTTTTCTCTTTGGATACGGCGAAGGAAAGCGTAGTGAATGATTTGTGTAAAATATGCAAAGGGGTTTTGTGACTTCTCTGGATTGAAGTTGTGAATGTATTGAACACAGTTCTCAATCCCATCAGAAATCATATCCTCCTTGAACATATAGTTCACGAAGTTTGGTTTGAAGGAAAGGTGATTAGCGATCTTCAGGAAACACTCACCAATGTATCGTGGAATGGGAGGCTTAGTGTCCCATTTCTGAGAGCGATCTTCTTTGGTTGGTTCTCTACCATACTTCTTGATAAAGGCAATCTCAACATCTTCACGATATTTAATCAGTGCAGAGAGAAACTCTTTATTGTTTACGTAGTGCTCTGACCTCTTTCTTTTGGCCATAACTGCTGTTGATATCATTAGTTTATCTCATAATATGTATGAATTATACCATTTTTAAAAATGCTTGACAAGTCCTCAAATATTCAGTAGAATACCTTTGTTAGGGTTGATAGAAATGGCTTAGCTACTCTTATAGAGCTTCTCTAGAATCTCTTTAGCATCATTGATATTAGAGACATAACCCATTGTTTTAGTAATATTCTTTTTATTAGTTCCTTTGTTCAAAGGTTCTCTTACGAAAGTTTGATACATCATTATCATTTCAATATCAGAAGATTCAGAGATAGTAAGAACATCTTCTAGATTTAAGATAAACATATCATCAGTTGTTGTTTTAAGCCAAGGTTCTAATGAATAACCAACAACACCTTTTCTTCCTTTTATTTCATTAACAATAATTGGATTAGAAACTATTAACATAGTTCTATCTTCTTCTTCAGAAGCTGCTACTTTAGCAAATATCTCTTCTCCTGTTTTTAATTTTATTGTTGCATAAAAGTCGTCTTCAATTCCCATTTTTCTTTAATTGAATAGTGATTATCTCATAGTTAAAATTCTCTTCATTGTATGTTTTAATTCTTTCAATAAAGTGATTAAGAGTATAATTTTTTCTAGTGTTATAGGTACAATCGTCAGAGATATCGTAAAGAGTGGCTTTTACTTTGTCTTTTCCTTTTCTAAGAACTCGTCCAATACTTTGAAGATTTCTGATTCTGGACTTACTTGGAGAGGCAAAGATAACATTATGGAGATTTTTAATATTGATACCTGTAGAAAAAGTTCCATAAGAGGCAACAATAATTGCGTTGTTTTCTCTCTCTGTAATCTCTCTGACTAATTCTCTTTCTTCAGCATCCACTCCACCATGTACAAAGAATACTTTACGTTCCTCACTAGTGTTACTATTTATTTGTTCGTAAAGTACTGCACCATGAGCCTCAACTCTTGCAAACAAAACAAGAGTATTGCCTTTTAAATCTAAAGTAAGATTACGAATGAATTTATTTCTCTGTTCGTGACCGATTAAATACTGTATCTCATCTTCATAAGTTTCAAACTTCTGTGGTGGGTGTTTAAGCACAAGACACTGAATGTCAAGTTGAGAAAGGTGTCCCTGTCTCATCAACTCATCAGTTCTTGTTACCTTATATGATGGACCAAACAATCCTTCAAGCACCCACTTATGAGTTTGTGTACCGTCTAATGTTCCAGTGAAACCAAATCTATACTTAGCATGATGAAGCTTAGTCATGATTTGTATCAATGACTTGGACTTGAAAAGGTGTGCTTCATCACCTATAATACAACCATAGTCTTCAAAGAAAGATCGCTCTAGTTTGTATACTGACTGCCATGTGGTAATTGTCACTGGAGCATCATTACTCTTCTCTCTACCAGAATAGATACGGTGGCAATATGAGTCAG